TCTATGCCGTACGCTATTGTCGCCACTCGTCAACGCTTTAACATTTACGCAGGAAACTACTAACATGGCTACCATTGCAATTACATCTCTCCCCGCCGCCACGGCGTCAGCTACAACTGATGTTTTGCCTATGGTGCAGGGTGGCACAACAAAACAAATCACTAATGCGCTGCTGTTTACCAACGCAACGCTGGTAACGCCCGCGCTTGGCACGCCAATTTCTGGGACATTGACCAATTGCACGGGCTTGCCGATTGCAACTGGCGTAAGCAACTTGGGCACCAACGTGGCTACTTTCTTGGCAACACCAAGCAGCGCCAATTTGCGAACCGCCTTGACTGACGAAACAGGTACAGGTTCTGCTGTCTTTGCAACAACGCCAACGCTAGTGACTCCAATTCTTGGCACGCCGACTTCTGGGGTGCTAACTTCATGCACTGGGTTGCCGCTTACGACTGGCGTGACTGGTGCTTTACCCGTTGCAAATGGTGGCACTGGCGCATCAGGAACAGTGCAGGCTTTAAGTGGCCCTGGCGCGGTAAATATCACAAGTCTTGCTACTGCATTTACGTCAACTGCTGCGGGTAATGCGCTGACACTTGCAGATGGCGCACAAGGACAGATCAAGACAGTTATTTATGTTGCAGAAGCCGCTGGTGGCGATACGGGTGTTTTGACTCCGACCAATCTTGGCAGTGCAACCACAATCACATTTAATGCTATTGGCGATTCGGTGACTCTCCAGTTTGCTGGTACTGACTGGTGGGTCGTTGGATTGCGCGGCGCGGCAGTCGCTTAATGAAAACACCGATTCTTGGATCAGCCTATGTTGCCCGCAGTATCAACGCTGCGGATAACCGCATGGTCAATCTGTTCCCAGAAGTCATTCCAGAAGGCGGCAAAGAGGCGGCGTTTCTTAACCGCGCTCCGGGTTTAAACTTTCTTCAGACTGTAGGCACCGGCCCAATTCGAGGCCTGTGGGCGCATCAGACTAACGGCAGCGATTTTTTTGTTGTCTCTGGCAATGGGTTCTATAAGCTGACCGGCTTAAACGCAACGCCCACATTGCTGGGCGCCGTGGCTGGCACCGGCCCCGTGTCCATTGCAGATAACGGCACGCAATTGTTTATTGCGGCCAATGGGCCAAGTTACATCTACAACGAAGTCACCAACGTATTTGCCCAGATCACCGACCCCGACTTTGCCGGTGCGGTGACAGTGGCCTACCTTGACGGCTATTTTGTCTTCAACCAGCCCAACAGCCAGATCATCTGGGTGACGCAACTGCTGGATGGCACATCCGTTGACCCGCTGGACTTTGCAAGCGCTGAAGGCTCTCCAGACGGCGTGGTGGGCCTTATTGCCGACCACCGCGAACTGTGGGTGTTTGGCACTGATTCGGTGGAAGTCTGGTACGACTCTGGCGCTGCTGACTTCCCCTTGCAGCGCATCCAAGGTGCGTTTAACGAAATTGGCTGCGTGTCAGCGTACACCATTGCCAAGATGGACAACGGCCTGTTCTGGCTAGGCACAGACGCCCGTGGGCAAGGCATCGTCTACCGCGCCAATGGCTACACTGGTGTTCGCATTTCAACGCATGCAATAGAGTACGCCATAGCCCAATACGGCAATATCTCGGACGCTATTGCTTACACCTACCAGCAAGAAGGCCACGCTTTTTACGTGCTGACCTTTCCAAGCGGCAACGCCACATGGGTGTATGACGTAGCCACGCAAGCCTGGCACGAACGCGCTGGCTTTGACAACGGCGAATTTATGCGGCACCGCAGCAATTGCCAGTGCAACTTTGGTGGCAACATTATTGTTGGCGACTTTGAGACCGGCAACATCTACACGTTTGATTTGGATGTGTACGCTGACAACGGCGACATCCAAAAGTGGTTGCGGTCATGGCGGGCGCTGCCCACCGGCCAGAACAACCTCAAGCGCACCGCGCAGCACAGCTTGCAATTAGACTGCGAAACTGGCGTTGGCTTAAATTTGTACCCTGCCTATGACAGTGAAAATATTGACACCGAGTCAGGGCTAGACCTTGTAGCCGAATACGTGCAGACGTTTTTGGCTACTCAATCAGGCGACACCCTGACCACCGAGGCAGGCGATGGTTTTGAGCCGCTTGGGCAGTACGAGCTGTCAGATGAAGACATTAGCGGCTACAACTTGGTAACCAACTCTTATCTTGCCGCGCCAGGCTACAACCCTCAAGTCATGTTGCGCTGGTCGGATGACGGCGGTCACACATATTCAAACGAACACTGGGCATCAATTGGCAAAATTGGCGCGTATGGGCACAGGACTTTCTGGCGTAGGCTGGGCATGACCCTAAAGCTGCGCGATAGGGTCTATGAACTTTCTGGCACTGATCCGGTAAAAATTGCCATCGTGGGCGCAGAATTGATACTTAGCCCAACGAATGCCTAACCTTAATACCCAGATCACACCGCCTCGCGTGCCGCTTACTGACGAGCGCACGGGGGCGGTTTCGCGTGAGTGGTATCGCTGGCTTTACAACATTTACAACATTACTGGTGGGGCGCTTGGCATCACGCCGGTTATCAATGGCGGCACAGGTTTAGGTACTATCCCTACAAACGGCCAATTGCTGATTGGCAATGGCACAGGGTACACCCTTAACACGCTTGGTTTTGGTGCTGGCATCTCAGTCACCAATGGGGTTGGCACTGTTACGGTAGCCAACACGGGCGTTTTGTCGTTTTCAGGTGGCACTACTGGCCTGACCCCTGCAACGGCCACCACGGGCGCTGTGGTACTGGCTGGTAGGCTAGCTATTGCCAATGGCGGCACAAACGCTACGGCTACGCCAACGGCTGGCGCTGTGGCCTACGGCACGGGCACGGCTTATGCCTTTACCTTGGCTGGTACGGCGGGTCAGATACTGACCAGCGCTGGTACGGGGTCGCCCACATGGACAACGCCAGTGGTCAACACGGTGTCTGCGCCGGTTACCAAGACGGCTAACTTTACCGTGGCTGTTGGCGAAGCCTGGCTGATCAACAACAAGTCAGGCTCGACCTGTACGGTCACCCTGCCCACCGCATCTGCATGGGTTGGGCGGCAGTTGATTTTTAAAAACATGCAAGCGCAGCTTTTGGTGTCGGCGTCCAGCAATGTCGTGCCGCTTGACAGCACTTCGGCTGGAACGGCAATCCTTTTGGATGTTGTGGGAAATTGGGCGACAATGGTGTCAGACGGCACAAACTGGGTCATCATGCAAGCTGCGTCCAACAACAACCTGCTTTTGGAATAATCTGATGCAAGTCACATACGGCGAAGGTTTTGAGGTTGAAAAGCCCATGTCAATGATTGACAGGGTAAAATCCTTGCAAATCGAGGTGTCAAAGCTGCCCCAGTATGAACCTGAGACAAAGCACTATTTCCACGGAGGAATGTATTGCCGTGAGGTGTTTCGCCATGCTGGAGTGCTAGTAGTTGGTGCAGTCCATAAAAAAGAGCATTTTTATCTAATCGTGTCGGGAACGGTGGCGATTACCACAGATGACGGCGTTCAAGAGGTTACCGGGCCGCACTTGTTTTCAAGTAAACCGGGCACAAAACGTGCGGTCTATGCCGTGACTGATGCGCGTTGTATGACTTTTCATGCAGTTGAAGAAAAATCAATTGAAGAAATTGAAGCAGAATTAGTTGAAGTTGAAGATAATTCGATGTACTCATCTGGCAATTTAGTTAAGCAAGAAGTTTTGGAGGCGTCATCATGACATTCTGGGTAGCCGGAGCTACAGTAGCTAGCTCTTTAATTGGTGCTAGCTCGGCTAGAAGCGCGGCAAGCACACAAGCCGCTGCGGCTGACCGTGCGGCTAAACTGCAAAGAGAACAGTTTGAGCGGCAAGTTGAACTGCAAGCCCCGTTCCGTGAGGCGGGTGTTCGTGCGTTACCAGAACTAGAAACAGCGTCTAGGTACACGCCGTTTGGCATGCAGCAGTTTACTGCTGACCCTGGCTACGGTTTTCGGTTGGCGGAAGGCCAAAAAGCGCTTGATCGTCAAGCCGCTGCCCGTGGCGGGTTGATCTCTGGCGGCGCTCTCAGGGCCGCGCAACGCTACGGCCAAGAGATGGGTAGCCAAGAGTACACCAACGCTTTTAATCGCTACCAGACTGAGCGTCAGGCTCGTCTTAATCCGTTGCAATCTTTGGCCGGTATG